GCAACCCCGGCAATTACCGGAAAGCTACTTTTATGGGGTATCTTAAGTCGCGGAGTGTCACCATTCATCCAAGAAGGTTTGTTTCTTGATGTTGTGGTTGGCGAAGGTAAAACCAACATTGCGCCATGGATTGAAGCCGCTGCCGAAGGTAAGTTTGATGTAAACGCTTATCTTGAGTGGGTAAAAGAAACCGTTCCTGAGTATTCACCAGGACGCGGCACCACATCAAACCTCAATTCATTCGGTAAAGACCTTCTTCGTAAGATGTCCGTAAAAGATGAAAACGGACTTACATCGATGCAAAAGCTTCATGATCTAATAGCTAACCCAGAGTTGTCTGGAAAAGATATTAGACGCGAGTTTCACAAGCTAAACGATAAAGTTGGCATCAATAATAAAGTGCTATCTTTCATTTTACTTGTGACTGGTCGTCAGGATGTCTTTGTCCTTGACCGGGTACAGATGCGTAACTTGTTTGATGATGGAACATTTGGTGATTTTAACCTTTATGATGCATCTAAAAATGAAGAAGGAAAAGCTATCACTGGTTCTAATATGGCCCCCTTAGGTGATGACACCATGGGCCTCCTTTATTATGAGGCACTAGAACGTGATCTTGCTCCGGTTATTAAGCAGGTCTATGAAAAGCTTGGTCGCGGTGATGACTTTTCTGTGGGACGTTACCACTGGGAAAGTTGGGTTTCACAGTCCTTTCAAGAAGTTGACCATGGTACTATAGCTGGCTTGTTAAATGAGTCTTTGGGTTTGGAAAATCCTTTCTCTGGGATAACAACTAAAGAAGGCCGCTATAACCGTTTTGATAGTGGTGCAATCTATGGATATGACGACAATTTAAATCAATATGTCATCCTTCCAGATGGTCTTGGCAATTCTTTTAAGTTAACGCCTGAGGGGGCAAACAATGTCCTCAAAAGAGTTAGACTTAAGAGTGTAAAAAATGTTATTGTTCCAAAGAACTTCCAAGTTAGCGAAAGCAAGGATAAACCCTATTATGAGCAACCGGAAATCAACAGAGAAGCCCTCTCAAGCGTCCTCAAAGAAGAGGGTGGACAACTTGTTACGACAGGGGTTCCAGAGACTAGCGAAGGTAACTCCAATGTCACCGGAAGTGGGTCAAGGACCGAAGGTGTCACATACAACCGTGGCCCCGACATCCCCCCGCCGGGGACCAATAATGGACGCAGGTCCGAGCCTGGCACCGTTTATCAAACGTCCATAGCTGGTAGCAGACCCGCCACCCCAACTGAATCCAAAGCCCAACAAGAGCCAGTAAAAGCTCTTTTTGAGATAGGTAAAAAAGGGTCGCCATATGAGTTTGGCATAAAAGACATGGCAGAAGCTCGCAAACTAGCTAAAGCTTTGTTCCATTCTCTAACCTTATACAAAGATAAAAAGTCCTTTGAAGAAGCCCTTGGTGGTCCAGCTGGAACAACCAGGGCATTTCGCATGGCTGATGGGGATGGTCCAGGTCAAGGGGGTCAGATTGCGGTACTCGATACCGGAGATTCCTTACAAAACCTATTCCTAGCCCTTCATGAGGTAGGCCATCCATTAGAAGCGGATTATAGCCCCGCCTACGCCCTGTCAGAACCTATGGTGGAGCGTAACTACTATACGTCCCCAAATGATGGTTTAGAGCGGCGCGGTGAAATCGATACATCTGACGGTTTGGGTGGTGGTTTCAAGACTTACAGAGGAACTATCCGGGACTTTGTCGCCACCCTACAAGATGGGGCAGCTGCCTTTAGGTCTGGTCGCATTAAAGATAAAGACACAAAACAAGCTGATACCATTATCGAGGAAATCACTAACTTCCAACGGTTTTATAAAGTTGGGGGAACAGTTCCTGTTCGAGAAGGGTATAGCGAAGCGCAGCAAGCTGTTAGCGAGGGTGCTTTAACACTATCCGAAGCGCAAGATAGCATTACGGACTATGAAAACGAATATCTCCACATGCCCTACGAAATGGCAGCTGATGTTATTGCGGCCTATCTATTCGATCCAAGAATGGCAAAGCGGGAGATGCCTAAAACAACAGCTGTTTTACAAGTGTTGTTTGAAGGTAACCCGACTGTGCAGTTGTTCTCATTACCGTTTGCATCAGTTTTGGCTGTAATCATGGCAAACATGCTTATTGCTGAGCGTGAAGAAGAAGAAAAGAAGATGCCACCTCCAGGGGCTTTATCCTTAGGACAAGCACCAGGGGCATTATCCATATAGGAGTATGATATGGGATCACCAAAAGTACCCAGGGCCAAGTCAAAGCCCAAAGTAGGAAATGGTCCAGAACCCCACAAAGCACCTAAAAAGAACTACTTCTCGACCCTTATGGAAACCCCAGAGGGTCGGGAACTACGGCGTCAATGGTCTACAAAGAAGCGTAAGAACCCAGGACGTCCAAGGGGAGTACCAGACGGCTATCGAAAACATGAGATAGACCCGATCAGAGAGAAGATTCAAAAGGAAGCAGAGAAGGTAGTAAAGATTATGTCAGAAAAGTATGGCGTAGAAGATGAATATGCAAAGGAAGCACTAACGACAGCCGTAGAGGTTATGCGTGTACCCGGGGAAACTCGAGAACGGCTAGCAGCAGCCCGGCTTGTCCTGGACTTCACCAAGCAGAAGCCGGTAGCAAAGTCAGAAGTGGCTGTCGCAAAAGCAGAGGACTTCCTCGCAAGCTTACTGACCGAAGACGATAATGGACCCGAAACTCAAAGCGGTTCGTAAACGCCTTTACACTGACTTTCCTTTTTATGCCAAAGCGGCACTCTCAATACGAACTAAAGAAGGCGAGATTGCTCCCCTAAAGCTAAATCCCGCCCAGCAGATCTTGGACGATGCCGTCCAAAAACAACTCCAAAACGAAGGTAAGATAAGGATCATTATCCTTAAAGCCCGGCAGCAAGGTCTTAGCACCTACACTGGCGGCTACCTTTATTATGCCGTGTCACAAGAAAAGGCACGTAAGGCCATGGTTATTACACACCATGCCGACAGTACCAGGGCGTTGTTTGACCTAACGAAACGCTTTCACGAACATTGCCCTGAGATCCTTAAACCTCATACGAAGTATAGCTCAAGAAGGGAATTGTCTTTTGATGCACTTGATAGCAGCTATGTCGTTGCCACTGCCGGTGGTGACTCAGTCGGGCGGGGCGAAACGCTCACCCACGTACATGCCTCAGAACTCGCGTTCTGGCCTAAATCAACGGCTCAAGACATTTGGAACGGTCTGCTGCAAGCAGTACCGAATGCTCCTAAAACTGCTGTATTTGTCGAGAGTACGGCAAACGGTGTAACCGGTATCTATCACTCCTTATGGGAAGGCGCAGTAAACGGCACCAATGGTTTCGTGCCTGTCTTCATACCTTGGTTTACAGATCCAACGTATATAGAGGATGTCCCTGAGAACTTCGAGCGTACTCCTGATGAAGAAGACCTAGCCGAAGAATACAACCTTACCGATGAACAGCTTATGTTTAGACGCCGTAAGATTGCACAGAACGGTATAGATCTATTTCGACAGGAGTACCCTGCCTACCCAGAAGAGGCTTTCCTAACGACCGGACGCCCGGTGTTTAATCCAGAGCAGCTTCAGAAATGCCTTACCGAAGCAAAAGATGTGAAAGAACGACTGGCCCTCGAGGGTGATGAGTTCATCAACAATGCTCGAGGTGAGCTTACAACCTATCTTAAACATGATCCAGGAGGCCAGTATGTTATCGGTGCTGATGTGGCAATGGGTGTGCGTAACGGAGACTACTCAGTCGCCCAGGTCCTCGATAGCAAGAAAAGGCAAGTCGCCACATGGCGAGGACACGTCCACCCGGACTACTTCGCTGAGGTCTTATTTGCCTTGGGTGAATACTACAACACCGCCCACATCATCGTAGAGAACAACAGCCATGGCATCCTAACGTGTACCAGGCTGGGTAAAGATATGGCGTACCCATCGTTCTATCAGGAAATCCAGGTAGACAAGATTACAGACCGTGAGACCGTCAAGTTAGGTTTCACAACAACGTCCAAAACAAAGCCCCTGGTCATTGACCAACTTCGTGCCGCGATGCGTGAGGGCGAGTTAACTCTAAATGACAAAACGACTATCCGTGAAATGATGACTTATATCGTCACGGAGAGCGGAGCTATGGAAGCTGAGCCTTCATGCTTCGATGACTGTGTCATGTCCTTAGCCCTGGCAAACCACGTTCACGAAGGTGCCTGGGAACCTGTCGAGACCCCTGAAGAACTATATGTAGAAATGGTATAATCAATGGCAAAGATCGAAGATTATGAAAAGCTCGAAGAGAGCGATATCGTAACGATAGTTGACACTAACATCCGTCAATCTATTGGCTACTACGATAGCGATCTCAGCCGTGAGCGTAAGCGTGTAATGGATTACTACAACGGTACGCTTCCAAAACCCGCCCACGATGGTAATTCAAAGTACGTTAGCCAGGACTGCTTCAACCAAGTTGAATCAATGAAGGCTGCGCTGCTTGAAACCTTTAGTGCGGGTAACCGCATCTGTAAGTTTGCGCCACAAGGTCCAGAAGACATCCAGGAAGCGGCTGTTTGCTCGCTTTACACGGACTATGTCGTCTTCAGACAAAATGATTTCTTTGGTGTGCTTCGTTCAGTGATTCACGATGGGTTGGTTGCACGTATAGGCACAGCCAAAGTGTTTTGGCAAGAATCCACACAAACCGACATGGAAACATTCGAGAACATCACACAAGATGAGCTTGATATGCTTTTGGCCCAGGATGAGAACATCGAGCTAGAAGATAGTGAGACAGATGACTTCGGTATGCTTAGCGGTACAATTGCGGTAACCCGGGACACCAGTCAAGTTGTCATCGAAGCTATCCCACCTGAGGAGCTATTGGTCGAAAGCCAGGCAGTAAGCCTGGACATCGATAGTATTAACTTTGTTGCCCACCGCACACGTAAGACGCTCACTGAGTTACGTGAGATGGGATACGATGAAGAAAAGCTCCAAGAGATTGGTGACGGTCATGAAGATGTCGAACTAGAGACTGACCCTGAGATCCTTGCGCGTCATGATGATATTGGCGCAGACCGTGGTCACTCAAACCATGGCTACCAGGATCAAATCCGTAACATCATGGTCTATGAGGCCTACATCAAACTAGACGTTGAAGGCACCGGCATTGCTAAAATGCACCGGGTTGTCAAAGCAGGTAACGCCCTCCTGGACATCGAGCCAGTGAACCGTCTGCCGTTTGTAACCTTTGCACCACTGCCGGTTCCACATAGCTTCTATGGATCTAACTTTGCTGAGAAGCTCATAGCAACCCAGAACGCCCGGACTGTACTTACCAGGTCAATCCTGGATCACTCCATGATTACAAACAACCCGCGCTACATGGTTGTTAAAGGTGGCTTATCCAACCCCCGGGAACTGATTTCGTCACGCTTAGGAGGTTTGGTAAACGTCACAAGACCTGACGCTGTCACACCAATGCAGCAAGCATCACTCAATCCGTTTGTTTTCCAAACTATCGACATGCTTGATCGAAATGCAGAAGACAACACAGGCACTAGCCGTCTTTCACAAGGCCTTTCAAAAGACGCAGTGAGTAAGCAAAACTCAGCCGCTATGGTTGAGCAACTCGCTACCATGTCCCAACAGCGGCAAAAGATTATCGCACGTAATCTGGCTACACAGTTTATCAAGCCTCTTTTCCACATGGTTTATCAGATCTGTCTTGAAAACGAATCTGAAGAAAAGATCGTAGACCTCTCAGGTCAGTACATCTCTGTCTCACCTAGTCGGTGGGAAGATAAACGTGATGTCATGGTCGAACTAAGGCTTGGATATGGAGAGCAAGAGAAAGAAGCACAAAAGCTCCTAGCTCTTCACCAAATGTTTAGCCAGGACCCAACCATTCAACCAATGTATGCCCCTGAGAACCGCTACCAGATGCTAAAGCAAATCCTGGAGCAACAGGGCATCTTGAATGTTGAAGACTACCTAACACCACCTGATCAACTACCACCACCTGAACCTGATCAAGCCCAGCAGATGCAAATGCAGATGGCCCAGAAGCAACTCGAGCTTCAAGAGCGTCAACAAGCCCTGGCAGAACAAAAGGCTCAGATGGATGCACAAATGGATCAGATGAAGATGCAGATGGAGCAAATGAAAGCCCAAGCATCACACGCCCTTCAAGCAGATAACATGGATCTTAAGGAAGCTCAGCTTGCTCATAAGAAACGTATCGATGAAGGCGAACTGGCAATCCTCAAGAGAACTGAGGACGTCAGGGGCATCGTTAGCCCAACAGGATAAAACGCTAATTAAGGAGAGCAAACTATCATGTTCAACGAAAACGAAGAACAGCTTATTAACATGGGCAATGCGGCTGAAGAGCTTCTCAAAATGGAGGTCTTCAACCAAACAATCAATACGATGGTGGATGCCACGTTCCAGACGTTTTGTAACTCAAAACCTGAGGAAACAGCGTCCCGGGATAAGAGCTACCACCATTATCGAGCGTTGGTCGATATCGTCAGTACGCTACAGCAACGTGTAGCCATTAAAGACGAAATCGTAGCGAAAGCTGCCAGCGACAGTGACAACAACCAAGAGGATGCTTAGCACCATGTCAGACGTGCAAACAAACACCCCCTTAGACATCGAAGACGCCATTCTGGCACAGTGGGAGGACGCTGATAAACAGCTATCCGAAGACACGACAGAGGCAACACCTCAGGATGATCAAGAAGAGACTACAGACATCCAGGAGGTTGATGAGGATACAGAAGAAGACCTAGAAGACGAAAGTCAAGAAACCGACCTTGATGAAGATGAGGAAACCGAAACCGATGATGATGAAACAGATGCTGAAGATGAAGAAGAGGATGACACAGATCGTCCAACGCTTGATGACGAAGCTGAAGTTGAAGTTATGGTGGATGGAGACGCTCGCAAAGTATCGGTTTCAGAGCTTAAGCGTCTATATGGACAAGAAGCTGCCCTCACACGTAAGTCTCAAGAAACAGCTAAGCAACGTAAAGATGCCGAAGCTGCAATGGAGAAAAGTCATGTCGTGTTCCAAAAGATGCTTGAGAAAGCTCAGGAACGCTACAAGCCTTATGCTGAAGTAGATATGTTGGTTGCCAGTAGAAGTATGGCAACTGAAGACTTCGCTCAACTTCGCAAAGAAGCTCAAGAAGCCCACGATAACTTGAGGTTCCTTAGTGAAGAAGCAGATGCCTTCTATGGCTCTGTCAAAGAGCAACAAGCTGCGGCCCAACAAGAAGCCGCTAAACAATGTGTTAAGACGCTCCAGGAGAACATCCCTGAGTGGTCTAACCAACTCTACAACGACATTCGAGGTTACGCAATTAGCCAAGGCTTGCCGGAAGAACAGGTGAACACCTACGTTGATCCGACAGTCATTACCCTAATCAATAAAGCCAGACTTTATGACCAGGGTAAGCAAGTTGCTACGACCAAGAAAAAGGCAGCAACCACCAAAAAGGTTTTACGCAGTAAGCGTTCACCTGACCCTCAAGCATCTAAAAAAGCCCAAGCCGAAAAGGCCCGGCAACAGATGATCAAGAATGGTGGTCGAGACTTAGACGACATTACAGCAGCCATCTTACAGCGTTGGGAAGCGTAAAACCTACTTAAAACGCCAGTAATGAAGAGGAACAACTCAAATGGCTATTTATCAAACCTACCAACAAATCGGCATCGCTGAGGATATTTCGAATCTAATATCGGACGTGACGCCCTCAGATACGCCTTTTTACAGCATGATCAAATCTGAGAAAGTACACAATCGTGTGTATCAATATCAGACAGACTCACTTGCCGCCGCCGGGGCCAATGCCCAGGTCGAGGGCTTCACGGCTACAGCCGGTACAGCAATCCCAACAACTATGATCAGTGGTAACACTCAGATCCTGGCGAAGACCTTTGCTGTCAGTGCAACAGCTGACTCAATTAAGGCCTACGGTAGGGCTAAGGAGACGGCTTACCAGCTATCTAAGGCATTGAAAGAAATCAAGAAAGACGTAGAATTTGCCATGGTCGGGGCTTCAAATGCCGGTACAGCTGGTAACGCTACAACAGCACGTGAGATGGATTCAGCTGACCAGCTGATCGATGCATCAGTCACAACTGCTGGCGGTACAGCTGCGCTGACAGAAGCTATGATCACTGCATGTCACCAGGATCTATACAACGCGGGTGGGGACCCATCGATTTTGATGGTGAAACCCGCAGACAGTTTGATCGTGTCCGGTTTCACCGGTGCAGCCGGTCGCAGCCGGGAGTTTAACGATGGAAACACAACACTAACCAGTGTCGTGAATCTGCTGGTAAGCCCATTCGGTCAACTAAAAGTTGTACTTAACCGGCACCAGATGACCACACATGCATTCCTGTTGGATCCGACAATGTGGCGTACAGCTACACTACGTCCGTTCACACGGACACTGTTGGCAAAGACCGGCGACTCAGACACCCATATGGTTGTCGGAGAACTTGGCCTCATGCATAAGAATCCACTTGGCTCAGGACAGATTGACGCCCTTACCTAAGTGTAACGAATAGGAGTGGAGGGGATCCCTAGTGGATTTCGCTCTCCTTACCACTACCCCTTCACACCTACACTAATACCAAACCCTCAGAGGCTCCGGCCCCTGGGGGTTTTTCTATGCCTAAAGGAGAATACGAATGGCAGACAAGATCGACCTAACTGGTATCAACAACGACTTTGAAGAAGAAACCGGGAACCTAGTTCGCCGGGATAGCCAGATCATCAGTCAAGGTTTCCTAGACGACCTAAAAGACAAGAGAAATGCGAGTAGAAACCACCTAGAAGGTGACTACCAACATGTGGCCTCGATCCCGGTAATCTTTGTCGAAAAGTGGCAGCGCGAAGGCTTCGATATTATGACCGACAAAAGCATCACTCTTAAACAGATAGTTGCCAAGTTGAAGTCCGAAAACCTCGAAGGCTTCATGGCAACAGAAAAGAGCATCTAATGTACAAGAACAAAGGTGGACGTAAGAAATGAGCCTTTACGGAAACATCCATAAAAAGAGAGAACGCATAGCTGCTGGTTCTGGTGAGAAGATGGCAAAGGCTGGCGAAAAAGGAAGACCGACAGCTGCGGCATTTACGAAAGCTGCAAAGACTGCAAAGCCAAAACCTAAAACTGGAAAGGCATAAGCTATGAATTATGGTGATATCAAATCTCATTTTAATGAGTTGCTCAACCGAAGTGACATTACCCCAACACTTACGACACAGTTTATTGACCGGAGCATCGCCCGGATCCAAAGACAACTCCGCACCCCTTTGAATGAGAATGTTAGCACCTTTACGATTAGTGGTCAGACAGCCCAGATTACTTTACCTAATGACTTTCTCGAGATCATTTCGCTTTACTATGAATCAATCGAACTCAAGCGGGTGCCGATGGAGACTTTCCGTCCCCTCGCTCAAAACCCTATGGCTGGACGTCCTGAAGTGTTTGTGCGGCAGCAGCAAGACTTACTGCTACACCCACAACCTACTAACGGTAATGTGATCTTATATTACTATGGCGAGTTTGCGCCAATGACACTTAATACAGATGAAAACGCTTTAGCCGCCGTAGCCCCCGACCTTATAATTTATGGAGGGCTTACCTACGCCGCAGACTATTACCTAGATGAGCGTGGGCCTCTCTTTGAGGAAAAGTTCCGTTTATTCCTAGCTGAACTTCAAGGACAGTCAGATGATCAAGAGTTAAATGGTGGGGTGCAGAGCATTCAACCAATGTCCCGGTTTGATGACTACCAATCAACTTATATTGCTTACTAGAGGGTAGTCGCACCATGGCAGACAGCAGCTTTTTTAAAAACAACGGTACATCCAGCCAACTACAAAGCTCCGCAAGTGCATCAGCAGCCGCAGCCCTTGCATCCGAACAAGCTGCTCTAGCCAGCGAGAACGCAGCGCAAACCTCAAAGACCGATGCCGCCACCAGTGCCGCATCAGCCCTAGTCAGCAAAAACGCAGCCGCATCAAGCGCAGCTTCAGCCAACTCAGACGCAACAGCAGCGGCAGCTTCTGCCGTTACATCCCAGACAGCAGCGTCCTCATCTTCTGCAAATGTGGCTTTAACATCTGCCGATGCCATCGCCACAGCCGCTGATAGGGTGCAAACCGGCCTCGATGCCACAGCATCAGCTAGTTCCGCTTCAGCAGCCAACACAAGCGCATCAGCAGCTTCCGCATCACAGATTGCCGCAGCGTCTAGCGCAGCTTCAGCAGCCGCAGTCTTTTCCGACTTCGAGGACAGATACTATGGACCTCACGCATCAGACAGCGCAGCACAAACACACGTTACTGGTTTAGGGCTGACGGTTGACCAAGGTGACTTGTACTTCAATAGCACTGCTAATGAGATGCGTGTGTATGACGGTGGTTCTTGGGTAGCAGCTAGTTCCGCTGGTGGTGCTTCGCTAATTAACTACAACTACACTGCAACAGCATCACAGACTGCTTTCACTGGTTCAGACGACAACAGCAATACACTCAGCTATACCGTGGACAATCTCATCGTTACACGGAATGGTGTCGTTCTTGAGGATGGCACTGACTATACAGCCACAGATGGCTCGACCATTACGCTTTCAGTAGCGGCAGCCGCTGGCGATGAAATCAATGTAGTTGCGTTCAAATCGTTCACCACTGCCGATATGGTCTCAGCTACGAATGGTGGCACTTTCCAGTCTAATGTAACTGTGAATGGCACAATGACAGCTACTGCCTTCTCAGGTGATGGTTCTGCGTTGACTAACTTACCAGCCGCAGGGATTTCAGATGTCGTCCAAGACACAACCCCACAGCTTGGTGGCAACTTAGATACCAACGGCAACGATGTAAACTTTGGCGATAACGACAAGGCCATCTTTGGTGCTGGCAGTGATTTGCAGATTTATCACGATGGTTTAAATAGCTACGTCCAAGACACTGGGGCTGGCGATATTATTATCAAAGGTGACAATGTAAGATTGCAAGACTCAGCGGGTGGCAATTTACTTGTCGCTGATACTAATGACGCAGTGCAATTATATTATGGTTACAACCAAAAACTCGCCACCACAGCCACAGGCGTGGATGTCACTGGCACTGTCACGGCTTCTAGCAATGTGACAAGCAAAGGCGGTCAATTACGGATTAATGATGGAACAACAGCATTAGCTGGTGGAATGTTTACCCACAAAGAAATCACTGGTGGGGGTACTAGTAATGATACAGTGATCTTTACGGAAACTGGGAACAAGATTAGGTTCGCAACAAACGGTTCAGTTTCGGATAAGGTTGTAATTGATACAGCGGGAAACGTGGGGATTGGGACGACTTCGCCAGCAAGCCCCACAGGTTTTGGTACTGGCGGTGTTTTGCATCTTAAAGGCAGTACAAACAATGACTGTTCTATTGTTTTAGAAGGTCTTTACGGTAGTGGTGGTCGGCAAGAAATAGGTGTGTCTAGTGGTGCTTTGCAGTTCTATCGTGGAGCCGCAACTGGGTCTATGACAGAGAGTATGCGTATTGACAGCAGCGGCAACGTGGGCATTGGTACTTCACCATCTGAATTACTGCACATTAGAAATGCAAGTGGTGATGCTGCAGTTCGTGTTCAAGGAAACACTCGCACATTTAACATTCAGCAAAACAATTATGGGTTGCGCTTTGTTGATGTAAACGCTGGTTCAGCGGAGCGTTTGCGTATCAATGCAGCAGGCATTGTCACGATGCCGTATCAGCCAGCGTTTGTAGCCGTGGATGGTAGAGGTCAAGGTCAGCAAGCGATAGCTAGCATAAACATTTCACAATACTTTACGACAGCACAAACCAATATCGGTAATGGATTTAGCACATCGACTGGTCGGTTTACTGCCCCTGTTGCTGGTTACTATGTGTTTGGTTGGAATTTGTTTACCACTGGTATTTCTGCTGACACGACATCTAGGGTTGGTATCATAAAAAATGGAAATTCTAGTGCGGGTGAATGGTCAGGCGGAGACCGTGTAGGTCACGCAAATCAAGGCTCAATCGGCATTTACCTTAATGCAAATGATTATATTACGTTAGGTACTCAAGGCGGTTCTTACACAGCATATTGGTATGCTGATACTCAACATTCACGTTTCTGGGGCTACCTATTAGGCTAACTCAACGGAGTAAAAACAATGACACAAACAATACAAATCGAACTGACGGACACCCAGTATAAGGGTCTGGAATACGCTGCATTGTCTCCGTCTGAGTGGGCTGAGAACGCAGTGACTGAAAGATGCCGAATTGCCAATGATGAAATCGTAGACATAACCGTTAAGCATTGCCTAGACAACGGCATCCAAGTACCAGCGACACGCGAGTTAATCGTTGCCTACGCCTTTGATAATGATGTCGTAAAGACAGCAGCCGTTCGCGACGCAGAGGCTGAAGCACAAGCCCTTCCAGCAGCGGAGTAACCCGACATGACAAAAGCTAACGACCTCGCCTCCTTATTGGACGCGAATGGGGACGTTGTGTCTTCAGCCTTGGACAACGTACCGGCGTCTGACTTGGTGAACGACACTACCCCGCAACTTGGCGGCAACCTCGACTTAAACAACAACAACATCACTGGCACTGGTAATCTTAACGTAACTGGCACAATCTCAAGCAACAAAGGTTCGGCAGGTGTACTTGCTACTTTTTCTGATGGTGTAAACTCAAACTTTGTTGTTCAAACATCATCACTGCTCACAACAATTGGTAACGGCGGTGGCTCTACTGCTCTCGCTTTGAAAGCAAACAATACTGAAGCAATGCGCATCACATCGGGCAACGTGGGCATTGGGACTAGTTCGCCAACGAGTAAATTAAGCGTTGTTTCTGGGACAAACGCTGGTATTACCGTTAATGATGGTACTGTAAACACAATACTTTTTAACACATCAAGTGCAAACGGTTCTTTGGGTACTACAACAAATCACCCGATGGCTTTTTACGCTAACAACGCTGAACGTATGCGCATCCTACCGACAGGCGGCGTTACCTTCAACGGCGACACCGCAGCAGCAAATGCACTGGATGATTATGAGGAGGGGAATTGGTATCCTCAATTCGGTGGGTCATCGACAACCGGAACTGGTTCATACTCACACTACGTTGGACGATATGTAAAAGTCGGTAAAAAAGTAAGCTGTTGGGGCATAATAGTTTCAAGTGGAACTCACAGTGGGACTGGAAATTTACAGATAACTGGGCTTCCTTTTAATAAAGAAAACACTCATTTGAGTTGGGGAACAGAAAACAGCATAGGTTATCATTATGGTCTTACAGCTTTTGGAACAGCAACGAATGTCATAAGACTACTTGGCCCTGTTTCAAACGGAGCTTATCTAAGGTTTCATTCTTTTGCAAA